ACTAACTTATCTGACTTTACTTCTTTTTTTGTTACTTTTTTTGCTGTTTTCTTTGCCTCAGCCATAAATACTCCTATTCTTTAATTATTTTACCATTATTATCAAAACTAACACCACCAAAGATTCCAATGTTGTCTGCACCTTTGCCTTTTTTATTTCTTTCAACTCTATTTCCAACCTCTTGTATATAATCCATATATTTAATTTTTTGCCCTTTATAATATGCTTGTTGTCCTTTGTCTTTATCTTCTACTAATGAAAGTTTATTCGTAGGATCAAGCTCACATCCAAATGTTTTATTATTAAGGTTTCCAATGTCTTTTTTGGATCTTGATTTTTTTATTATATTTTGTGTCATAGTATGTAGCCCCATAAGGGCAGCATTACACTGCCCTTTTGAGTTTTATTTTATTATGCTGTTTCTGTATCTATTTCAACACCATATCCTGCAACAAGAACTGAAGCTGCATAATAAGCATTAGCAACTAAAGTTGTCTTAGCATATGCTTCTTCTCTTTCTTGAGCCATTTGGATAAAGTTTCCACCACCAAAGTCAATGTATCCACATCCAATAGCTTGTCGTGATAACATTCCACCTTGTTTTCTACCTGTTGCACCATCTTTTACAGCAGTTGTAGTGTATATTCCAACACCTGCAATGTTAGTTACAAACCCTGCATCTTGGAATTGGTTTTTTAAACTATCAGATGCTTGTCCAGCAAACCCTGCAGAGCCTGATTCACCTGGAGTACCCATAGCACTAAATTCGTTTGATAGTCCAAATGATCCATAAACTTGCAATGGATGTAATACTGCATTGTAAGGTCTTGGAGCATCTGCAGCCTCTAATGTAGCAAGAGCATCCATAAACACATTAAATGTTAAAGCTGCATCATGACCTACAGTTGTTGTAAAACCATCAAAGTCAATAACTTCTGTATCAAACTTTCTTGCAACGTCATTACCAAGTTGTGCAGCTGCATTAATCATTAGTGAATCGTTGTTACCATGTGCTGCTAAGTCAGTTACTTCTGCTCTAATAGCACGTCTTAACACTTCATGATTTTTTGCTGTTGTTTCAATGTTAGTTAGGTTTGCAATAGTTTCCTCTGCTCCACTTGCATGTTCATCTACACCATAGTCTGCGTGTGTTGGATCATGTTTAGTGTACACAGGAATTGTTACTGTGCTTGTACCTGCAGGAGCTGGTACCATTGTAATAACTTGTGGCATAACTGCTGCTTTGTTAAATTGTACAATAGCACTTGCAATTTCTTTTCCTAAACCACCTGCAGCTACACCTACATCAGATACTGCTGCAGCCTGAGCCATCTTATGATTACCTGCATAACCATTATGTACCCATCCTTGTATGTTATTTAAAATACTATTCATTGTTTATAACCTACCTTTATTTTTAATTATTTAACTTTTCCCCATTGGTAGCCTTGTACATTGTTTGTTAAATGTTCATCACAACCTTTAGGATCTTTTATTGCCCATTCTTCCATAGAAGAATATCCACCAAATTCACCTGTACCCTTTGCAGAGTTTGCAGGTCTTTGATTTGGTGTGCCTATTGTATTTGTCTGCGTCACCCTATTCGCAAACATCTCCAACTTTTCGAGTGATAAATCTTTTGCAATTTGTTTATCTTCATCATTGGTTATTGTTCCCATGATAGATTCTCTTTTGTTGGCTTTGTATTCATTCCACGCATTTGAATCAGCTTTATATTTATCTAATTCTTTGCCTTGTTCTTCTAGTAGTGTCTTGTATTCACCCTGCTTTTCTAGCTCTTTCTTTCTTTGAGCTTCTTGGCTTTCTTTGAGTTGTTGTAGCTCATCGTTTGCCTTGTGAAACTTAGCAGTTATTTCATTAACTCTACTTTGTGGAATCATATTCTCAACATTTGTTTCAACTTTTGTGTTGTCGTTTTTTTCGTTGTTGTCATCAACGATAGGTGTGTTTTCATTTTGTTCTGACATTTTTATTTCCTCTTTTGTGAGTATTTGTTATGTATTTGATACCTCTATAATAGTCATAATTTCTTTAATAAAAAAATACTTATTTTCCTAATACTATTTTATGTAGCTTAGATTTAGGTAAAGTTCGCTTTATTTCTCTTATAACTTGCTTATCTATTTCTATGCCAACATCTTTAGGCAATGGATCTCTATCTGTTGTAACAAACCTTTTCCTATCTGCTAACCAATTAACTTTTTGCCCTTGTAAATCCCATTCTAATCTAAATCCATTAGTCTTAACACCTTTTAACTTTAAATCATTTTTAAATGCTTGTGTTACTACTGGTGCTTTTTTATTGACAGATCCTGCCCATTGGCCTTTGAGTTTATTTGCTTTTTTTAATGCACCATACTTAGCTGAATATCCTCTAAACTTGTTGCCTCTAACATCTATTTCTCTATCAAATATATGATACTTGTACATCTTTAATGCTTTTTTACCCAATCTATCAAAGAATTTTTTAGTTAGCATCTTCAGTCCTAAAGTCTTTACTCTTATCTTCTACATCTATTGGTACCCAGACATGCCTACAATTATATCCACCACCTTCAACTAATACACCTTCACCATGATCATTTATTATTTGTGCTTGTGTCATTTCACCTTTACCCCATAACTCTAAGCATAAATCTCTAGTTCTATCATCAATAGCACCCACATATCTATATCTTTTATTCTTAGGTGCACTATCCATCATAAATTTATAAACACTTCTAGTATAATCATTTAAGCCTGTAGTTACCAATGTTTGCATTTGTTTATTAGATAATCCTGCTTGTTGTTGTATGGCCTGAAATAT